ACAGGCTCTAGCAATGTGTTTCGTTTGCGCTTTGCTAATGCAGTTGCATCATCGCCAAATCGGGCAACGTCAACGCCCCATGTTGGTTGCCCTTCTAATACATCAACGTCACGCCTTATTGCCGCTTCACAAAGCGATAAAGAAATGATTGCGTCATCAGATTGCTCTGGGAAGTCACCAAGCACACGCACAGCGTAGATGGCACTGTCAACGCCATACTTAAATGCCATTTCATCTATAAAAGCTGGATCAACTCTGGTGCTGTCTTCGCAACTGACACGCTTTGTCCACCACTTTGATCTATGGCTGTTAAACGCATCGTAAAAATAGCCTGATGTTCTGGTAGGGTTGCCAACCATCAGCGTCTTTGCGCCCTTGGTCGACATTGCGCCTTGCCCTGTTTCAAAGATAACGTCATCAACCCCAGATGCTTCATCAATGATGAACAACATATTATCACTGTGGAAGCCTTGAAACGCTTCTGGCTTCTCTGGACGGCTTACCCTTGGAACGCTGAAAGATGTATCAGGCTGGGCCTTTAGATAAAATCGTGTTGCAGTTAGTTCAAATAACTCTTGCAACTCTTTAGGCATTTTCCTGTGCCATGTCGCAAGTTCTGACCACAATATATCTTGCAGTTGGTGGCTTGTAGGAGCCGTCACAGCAACCTTTGCTGGCGATTTGGTATACATCCACCAGAGGATCACCCAAGCACTAAATGCTGACTTTCCTACGCCGTGGCCTGATCTAACGGCTATGCGGTCATTAGTGCATAGACTTTGCAGTGCTTCCTGTTGCCATATCTCTGGCGTTGCTCCCAGTGCCTGTTCTACGAACATCGCTGGATTCGTCTGCCACGCTTTGCCCAATGTCTGCCATTGTTCCTGTGAGCCATTCATAGATTGTTCCGTTTACCTCTGCTTCAATTTTCTGTTCAACTGATGCAAGTTTAGGGTGCATATATGGAGCGCAAGATTTCGCCGCATCCATGCGAGTATCAAACTCCTGTGTTGGATCACGCATAACGTTAAGCATATACTCTAACGGCGTTATGCCTTCTTCAGCGCAACGCTCTGCAATCACTTTTGTTTTGATGTTTTTTGTACCAGCTTTTCTGCCGCTGTTTGGCCTTGGGCCACCTCTAGGCATATGTCACCTTTTGATTTCAATTTGATTGTTTTTCATTAATGGAGTGTGCCGTTATGCCATTCAAAGATGTCCTGACCAGCCAAAAGCGCGGCGTATTTCTCTGCTTGATCTTGCTCATCAACGTCAAATCTTGTTAATTCGACTACAAGAAATGTGCCGTCTTTTCGTTCGTAAATTGCGACTGATCCTGCTCCAATTTCTGGCATTTTATTTTTGTCGTCCATAAAACGCCTTCAAAAAGCAAACGGCCAGCGCGAAGGCCAGCCGTTTAGTTTAGGGAGTAGGAATGGTCGATCAACTCGCGCCAGCGGCTAAAAAGTTAAGACTTTCAATTTTTGGAGAAATTGGCCGCAGGGCGCAAGTTTAATCGTGAGAACAACATACAGTATGACTTTTTTCCGTCAACCCTTAATTATGCTATATGTTGTGCGTAGACGTTCGCTTACGTTCGTGGGCAGTGTCCCACTGTCCCATTCCCTAGTGCGGGGACATTTGGGACACCTTAGTTTCTCCATCAATAATAATTGTCTTCAATCATCACATTTAAACGATCAGTTTTGTCCTCAACAATTTCTTTGCCTTGCTGAATTGTATTCACTAAATCGTCATCAATTGCAATTAACCAGTTTTTTGTGTCGATGCAAGTTGAGCTATTGTGCGCTTCTTTGATTGTTTTTCGCAATTCTAATGCGTTATCTACAACGTCTTGCAGGGTCGTTTCTTCATGCGCGGCGACACGCACATCTGATAAACAATATTTTCGCATCTCAGTTTATCCCCACCGCAACACCAACGAAATAAACCAGAACAGGCAGGGCTACCAGTACAAGTAGCCCACCAATTACATCCTCTATTAGCCGCTTCATCTAAAGGCTCCGTTGCCATATTTAACTGCCGCCCAATCATCATAATCTTTAATGTTTTGAGAATATTCTTCCATGTCTTGCACAGTCATCCCACACTCAACTGCCTCTTGTAACAAAGATGGATTTTGAATTACTCTTTTGCGCCAATATTTAATGTCATCAGAATAAATGCTTTCAGTTAAAATCTTGTTAATAGTCATTTTTAATTTCTCCAAAAATTAATTACTGATTGGAGTCTATATTACTAGAAGTAATTAATCAAGCCTTAAAAACATCACTATTGCTGTTTCTGTGCAATGCAATTATAAAAGGACATTCCCCTATTAACGATACTTATAGGGATTTGTCCCTTTGCAAATCAGGGCAATGGGCATAACTAATTTGGAGAAATTGAAATGAGTGATAAAGAGCCAAAGACTATTATACGGTTGCGTAAAATCTGCGAGGACAACGGCGTTACGCTTCATTCTTCCAACAGTGAAAGCGGTTGGCGTTTTATTTTTTACGCACCTCTTACATTGTTTTGGCAATCATCAAAATCTAATGTGTTGTGTAGCTTTGGCGGCGCACTTTATGGGATGATAAGTATTTTAAGAGAAGAACTTAAAACTGGTTTTTTTGAAGACAAAGAACGTTTTTTATCTGAGTCAGAATGGTCAGAGGAAATGTATGAATGGTACAAAGCTGATGAAAGTTTTTACTGGCTTCAAAAACAAAAGCTACAATTTTTTTATGGAAAAATTAAAAAAAGCAAATGACAAATGCTGGCGCAACTAGACGTTTAGCTAATATGAAAATTAAACAAAAAAAATTAGCTGAAAGATTAGGCGTGACAACAAGTAGTTTTCAAAAAGCATTTTATCGCGGCAACGGTAGATATTTAGCTATCGTTGATTTACTTGAGATAATGAGCGAGGCCCAACGCAATGTATTTTTTGGAATTGAGAAATAGGGATAAGCGCAACCTCTTCTGTGTCTTTGTACCCAGCTTTTGCTATCCTAGTGTTCCATTTGGGCGAACTCTTGGTAATTTGTAATTTTTTATTTAAACGGCAATATGCTAAACAATCCGCAAATTGAACTACAAAAAAACATTTTGTGTCTGTTGCGCTTTCAATTAAATGCGCTTCCAATAATTTTTTTAAGTTTATATAAACGTCTGGGTAAACGTTTATTTTGTGAGATCGACAACGCATTTCTATAAAAGCGACAATTATTTTTTCGCGCATCGCCACATAATCAAATGTTGAAAATTTAGCGTTTTTTTCCATTTGGCAGTGCCATTTGGCGGCTAACGTTTTTGCAATTGCCATCTCATTAACAGCATCTTGCTCATTTTCCATTGTTCTTTTGTGGTTATAATTTCCAGACACGCACAGCCTCTTCTAACGCTTGCCGCAACATCACTTGTGCGCTATCAGCCATCGGAGTCCAATTTTTGCGCCTTGCCCATACTGTTGGAAATTCGGCATGGCCACACACGCCAATAATTACCGCCGCTTGCCGCCTTGTTAAATTTTTTAAAACGTTGTTTATTTCTTGCCTTGCAATGATTTCCTCATCAAAGCCGCCGCCAACGCCTACTGTAGCTCCGTATCTTGCCGTCACACGGCTTTTAAAAGTGCAACGCTCATACAATGACCTAAAACGCATACCCGCCTCATGGGCTTTGTCTGTAATCTGTGCGCGATGCCAGATTACATCTAACGGATGCTCATATCTAACTCGCCGCACCCGTTGAACCGCTTTGCCGCCTTTGGGTTTGAAATCTATTTCGTCAACTGGGCTATGCTGGCTACGTTCCAAGGGTTCACGCACATCTGGCAAATCTAACAATTGTTTTTTATTTTTTTTCATGCGGCTCCCAATAACGAACAACAGGTTCGCCGTTATGACCTCTTCTGAAAACATGCCAAACGTAATTGTGGATAGGTTGGGCTTTTATTTCGCCATCGATCCAAATGGGCCTAAACAGCATTTTAGTTTGCCCTGCATAGTGAGGGCTTTTAAACAGGTGCTGGCGTGTCTTGGCATGGTCAAAGGCTGTTCGCATTAAGATGCACAACATATTAACTCTACCCTCATCTAAATGCTTGTGGCACTCATCAAGAATGTTATCTACCAACGGCCTTTTGTAAGGTGGGTTTGTTATAATTGTTTTCCATTTTTGTGGATGTTGGAAAACATCGTTTAAATCACCATTAGTTGCTGGCAGTAATGGCGTGGGTTCTTTGCCGTGGCATACGTCGATTGCTGGCGTTTCAAGTATCCAAGTGCCCCGCAACGCAAGTATGCACCTAGTATCAATAGTCGGATAATGATCGTCTTGAAATCTGGGGTAACTGGAAAATGCGTACCCGTGAGGTAACCTCATGCAACCGCCTTAAACATTTGCCAGTTTTGTAAATTTTCTTCAATTACCGTTATGTGTTCAGAAATTCTGTCACCATACGTCAATAAATTTTCAACTTGGTTAACTGCATAAATAACGTTGGTTCTTTGCAACCCTATTGTTTTTGCTATTTCTGACGAACTGTATTTGCAATGTTTTTTAAGTAGGTACATTAAAACTTGTCTTGGTCGTACGATGTTTCGATTTTTTGTACGTTTCCACAAATCGCCGCTTTGCAAATCAAATTCATCTACCACCAATTGTTTTAATTTTTCTTCTGTTTTATAAACATTTGCGCTTTTTGGTGTGTGGTCAGGAAGTTGATCAACTAATTTTTTAATAAGCATTGTGAGTTTGTCGTTTGTTAATTCATAATCAACTTTTGCAATTGGATCATTTTGCTCAAAAATTTGTAGGCGTGGCGGTTCGTTATCGTGCCGTGGAAAAACGTTTACCCTCATTGAACAGCCCTCATCGTTGGTTGCGTCTTAAAATGCACAACTGTCGATTCAAACTTTGGGAGCGTTACGCCCTCTGGGGCTAATTGTCGTAATTCTTTTTTCTGTTCGTCTGTTGCTTCTTTCCAAGCTGTTTCGATACGTTGCCTTTCAATTTCTAAAGCTGACTCTGTTTCATAAACTTCTTTTCTGCCAAATTTCCGCTTTTCCCAATATTCCTTAAGCTTTTCAATAGCACTAACTCGCCTAGCAATTTTACCTTTGTAAAATTCCTCATTCCATTGACCATCATTTATCATCGTATTCAACCAACTGGTATGCTTTGGAGTGTATTTAGGCTTATCCACTGTTTCTAAAAATTGCTCTAAATCACTTAATATTTTTTCTATAGAGGTTCCGTTTTTTAATGCTCTTTCTATTAATCTTGATACATCTGATTTTTTCGATGACCTGACTTTTGGGTAAGCATCCCAAAAAAGATCAAATTCCTTACTAAAATTTTCTTCTTTCTTAATTTGTTTTTTACTTTGTTTTTTACTTTGTATCTTAGTGTGCAATGGTTGCTCAACGGTTGTGCAATCATTTCCCAACGGTTGTGCAGTGGTTGCCCAATGGTTGTGCAATGGTTGCACAACGGAATCATTTTCAATTAGTATTTTATATCTATTTGCGCCGTTCGTTTTTTCCCATGATATGATCTTTTTTTGCTTCAAATTATTTAATGATGTTTGGACGGTTCTACGGCTCAAACCTGTTTCATTTGCAATTAATGTTGTAGAAGGGAAAATGTTAGGTAGGTGTGTTGCTAAAACAAAAAGCGTTAATTTTTCAGATGATGGCAATTCAAGGCTTCGTATCTGGATAAACATTATTTCACCACCTCGCCATGTGTCTGTATTGTGGAAATAACAAGTGTCGGCTTGTTTGGCTCTGTCACCGTCAACAACGCACCCTCTGGCGCACCGTCTAGCCATTTACGGATAGTCTTAAAACCGCCTTTGACTCGCTTTTGCTCTAATGGCTTCTGTTGCCCATTCGGATATTTTAAAAGCAAATCACAAGATTGGTCTGCGCCTAGTTGCCCCAACCTTCTGTCAACACGCACCGCATCTATGCCAAATTTAATTAGCTGGTCACGCACTTTCATCTCATCGGCATAGCCAAGCCGCGCCGCTTTGCTTTTAGCCATCGCGCAATTCCTTAATTAACTCAATAGGATTGATCTGGTCTTCAGCCATCAACAAGGCTTCTAGCTTATTCCTCATCAGGTAATTTTTAGGGATGCCACGATTTAACCAATGGCTAACAGCGGATTGGCTTACCCCAACTTTTTGCGATAAGTTTGTGACACCGCCTAACGTAGCTATAATTTTAGATGCTAGGCAAAGATTGCTATTGTTGTGTTGAATTGTCATAAAGAATCTTTATTACAATAAGTGTGTTTTGCCAAGAGTTTTTTTCCTAGACAGATTACAAAAAGTAATTTACATAGAATCTATGTTGACAAAAAACCAAATTTCAGAAGAAGTTGCGGCCCTTAACAAAAAGGTGGGCATTACGCTAAAGCGGTTGCGTGAAACTCACGGCCTACAACAGATGGAAATAGCCAGCGAAGTTTCGGTTGTCCCAAACCATATTTCAAGCATTGAAAAAGGCCACAAGGGTTGTGACGGTAGGAAGCTGTTAGCTTTTTCTAAATTGTTTAACGTCACTACTGACTTTCTCTTAACTGGCAACAGAGAGGGGCTATCAAGCGCATCAAAAGCAATGCTTGACGGTTCGCCTTGGTTTGATTGAGCAACGACCGCACAAGTAACTCACGCATACTTCAAGAGTATTACACGCAACATCGTACAGATTTGTCGCGGTTGGAGCCTAGGGTAAAAGCCAAATGGGAAATGGCTACCAAAATTGTTGATGATACTTATGCTTTTCCAATTTCGTCATGTCCGTGGGAAAGCAATTATTTTACGACAAATGAATTTTTAAATTCTGAAGGTGAAATAGTTAGCGGTAATTTAATTCCATCAGAATCTGTTCGGCGGCATCGCTCAAACTGGCTATTAGGCAGGGCCGAAAATATTTATGACCAGCGCGAAATTGATAGTTGGTTTGCGGTTGGGCTGACTTGGGGAGCAATAGCCGCACAGATTTTGTTTAAAACTTATCTTTCCCAAGAAACAGAAAATGAAAATACATTACCGTCACAAACTCAATTGATTGATCAGATGTCATTAATTGGAAGTGTGCAACAATCGGGGAAAACCCATTTAAGAGGGTTGTTGAAACAACACACCTATAATGCTGAAGCTGACGAAAATTTAAATGCGCCGCTAAATTCTTTCACGCCGTCAAAAGGTAATATCAAACGACGTTATTACTGCCGTGTAAATGCAAGAATGGTTTTCTGTATCAAATCAGTTGTCGATGGAGCAAATTTACTGTCGCAAAAAATCGTTAATAATGAACGGCATTGGAACGAGGAAAGAGATCGCTGGCTTTACGACTTAGGCCACACAATGGATATTGTGGACTATTGCGTTGATTTAAAAAAGCAAGACCGTAAATAAACTCCTATCAAATATTGCTACCAAACTTAGATATGTATTTTTTTATTTCTTATCGTAAATTATGATTCGATAGGAGATACGAAATGTCTGAAAACCTCAAAAACGCTATAGCTGACCTCAAAAATGACGCTCTTGATAATTGGACATTAGAACGGTTAGCAATCATAGAACAAGAAATCGACCTTTTTTTGAAAGAAAAATCTTAAACTGCAATTAATTTTTTGTTTGTTAAATTACTTGAAGTAATATAGATTCTAAATATTGTATTCAATTTTTGGAGTCTTTTTATGGAAAAATCAGCAGAAGAAAAGGTAAAGGACGCATTTTTAGAAGGTGCGTCAAAAGACCAATTGCTAGAAATTCAGCAAGAAAAAGATATGCTTGAAATAGCAATTCAAGACACAGCTAATGAGTTAAAACAAATTGGCATGGTGCAAGAGTCCACACGATACCTACAGCTTAAAGGGTATCTGTAATGCTTGGCCCATTTAAGCGCATTGAAACGCCTAAAAATTTTACCGTAGGCGCGACAAAATATGCGGCGATACATTACCACAAAGACAATGGAATGTATCAAGAATGGTTAATTGATACTGGCCGTCAACAGCCAGAGGATTTGTCAAATAAACTGGCAGTGCAGTTGGGTTCATATACAGAAGACTTTAACGCTCAATGGTATGAAAAACAGACAGGCATTGAATTTGCTGACATGACGCAGTGGAAAAAAATCTGGAGAGACAAGCCAGAAATTGAGTTTCAGCACCGTGACCATCCTTTTTTAAACACGCATCCTGACAGGATTTTTGCTGATCCTACAACCGCTGAAATTGTGCTGGTAGACTGCAAGCATACAAACATCAATAACTATAGTGGCGGCTATAATCGCAATAGTTTTATTGAACGTTATGAACCACAGATGCAAATGCAAATGTTCGCCGCATCCTCTTGTTTAGGGGTTGAAGTCAAGCGGTCTGAATTGTCTGTAATTTATGGAAATTCAAAATGGGATAAAATTGAAATAGAAGCCCAACCATTGCGGCAAATGGAAATATTCAAAGAGTTACAACAATATGTGCATTTTGTTGTTAATGACATTGAGCCGCCTCACATAACTATAGAAGAAATAACAAAGCAAAAAGTTGCGGCAACAGACTTTCTTGATTGGGATGAGGCAAATGAAGAAAACCTTGGCTCAAACACAGCTATAGAATGGTCTGTTTTTCGTGAGGCATATCTTAAAACAAAAGTTGACCACACGGCGCATGAAACGGTTAAGAAAAATGCAAAAGCGTTTATGCCAGAAACCGCACAAAAGGCTGGCTGTAAAGAACTGTGGATGGAACGCAATCGTGCTGGTCACATAATGTTTAAGGAAAAGAAAGAGAAGGTGCGGCATGGCTAGAAACACGCCGTTAAGTAGTGCAGATGCACGACTGGAAAAATATTTACCCGATGATGTAAAAATTGGTGAAGCTACTTGGTTGCATAAACAAAGCGGTATGAATATTGTTAAACACAGATATTTAAAACAGATCGCTGGCTTACAACAAATTAGAGTCGTGCCAGAAAGTGTTAAGTTAGATTTTTTTGCAGAACGTAACAAAAGCATTTGTTTTGTTATGGTGGAAACTAAAGACAAGCAAACCTATTGCTCTGTCGCAGAGGCAGACCCAGCAAATAACAAAAATGCTTATCCCGCTATGATGGCATATAAAAGAGCCGTAGATCGCGCAATTTTAGAGGCGTTAAATTTACAAGGGTTTTTCTATTCTGAAAGTGAAATTGCATTAACTGATAGTGAAGCAGAAGCGGCACAGCGCAGATCAGACGATGCCATAAAAGAGCCAAAACCAACGCCACAGGCAAAAACCGTTAAAGCACAATTAGAGCAAAAACCTATTTCTGTATTAGACACGCTTTGCGCCCAATTGTCGCAAGCACAAAACCTTGAGGCATTAATAAGTAATAAAGAAGCTATCAAAGGTTCTAGCGAATTTGCTGGTTTGTCAAACGATGACAAAAAGCAATTTGTGGAAAAATATCAAGAACTTTACAGACAATATCAACCCCAAGCGCAGGCGGCAGAATGACAGAAGAACAATATCTTGATGCGGCACAACTAATCAATGCGGCAACAAATACACGCGAATTAGATGTTGCAAGTAATAAAGCTTTGTTAACTGCCGCAAAACTTAACGCATCTATTCATCAAATTAGTTGGTTAAAAAATTTACATAAAACTAAAAAACATAAACTTTCAAAAGGAAAAAAATAATGGCGGGTAGCGTAAATAAAGTAACGTTGGTAGGAAATTTGGGGCGTGATCCAGAAGTGCGCACAATGGACGATGGCGGCAAAATCGTGCAGTTGTCGTTAGCCACTGGCGAAAGTTGGAAAGATAAAAATAGTGGTGAGCGTAAAGAAAAAACAGAGTGGCATCGTGTCGTTATTTTTAATGAAGCGTTGGGAAAAGTTGCAGAACAATATTTGCGTAAAGGGTCTACAGTCTACCTAGAAGGGCAATTACAAACCCGAAAATGGGCAGATAAAGATGGCGTGGACAAGTACAGCACAGAGGTTGTCTTGCAACGCTACAGAGGCGAATTAACGATGCTTGGCAATAAAGCAGATGCCGCCGTCGAAAGCTATCAGCCGCCAGCATTAAAAAAATTAAATGATGGCCCAATTGACGGTGATTTAGATGACGAAATCCCTTTTTGATTTGAAGAAAGAGCTTGTCAAAGAAATTAACAATGCGGATCAAGCCACGCTGGAAAGTTTAGCGTGGCATATGAAAACAATAGCGGCAGTAAAGAAGGGAAACATTCGTGAAAACAATTGATTATATAGTAGCTGGCATAATTATTGGGCTTACATTTATGGGAGTTTTTCAAGGTCTTTTAGTGATGGCGGCACATTGAAAAATATCGAACATAAATGGGAATTAGTAGCTGATAAAAAAGCTACTGATAGCTCAAAAGGCTGGGATGCGTCAAAAAATCAAAAATTGCGGCAAGCCAGAATTAACCATGATAACGGCACTTATTTTATGGTGACACGCCGCAAAGGTTTTGATTCTTTTGAAATTTGGGCGCGGCGAAAAGATAACCCGACAAAACCGCACCCATATTTTTCACTCACAATGACAGAAAAATCAGCGTTATATGACAAGACTCAAAATGCTTTTCTCAAAGAAGAAAAACGAAAAAAACGTGAGCCTAAACGAAAAAAACGTGAGCCTGAGTGAACAATATCGGCAAAAACGATTGAATGCGTTATTCCAAATTATGAAAGCGTTAAGCGAAAAATGATTGACGATAGAATCCCGATCACCTACGAACAAGTATGCGAGTTGCTTGGTGTCGCACTAGGAACAAAGATACCACGCAAAATAAAAACGCATCGTTGGCTTGGAGAAAAACGTTATTGGCGTTGGTCAGTAGAGGAATTTATTAATCTATCATGGCAAAAAGGCGTGACGGCGCATACATTCGCAAACGGCGAAAAAACGGAAAAGCAACCAACAAATTTGAAATTGTTTGGTGGGATACTCTCGCGCAAAGAACAAGAGTTAGAGGAACGAATACTAGTGACAACAAAATAGCTTTGCAAAAATTAAAAGAATTTAATGAAACGTTAGAGCAAGAACAACAAAGCAATCAAGCGCACACAGTTAATGAAATAATAGTAAATTACGTTGAACGTGTGCTTGCAAAAACAGAAAACCAAAAAAACCGCAAAAAATATTTAACGGATGCGAAGTATATTCGTGAGCGTTTTAGAGATGTGGAAATTAAAAACATCACCACAGATTTAATTCACGATAAACTGGCGGTAGGCTATCAACGTATATTTAAAGCGGCTTTTAACTACGCCGCAAACGAAAGCAAAATTATTGATACTGTGCCAAGGTTCAAATTATCTCAATCGCATGAGCCAAGAGAAAATTATTTAGAAAGCCAAAAAGATATAGATTTGTTTTTGCAAACAGCAGAACAATCTAACAGCAAGCACACTTATCAATTTATTAGAATTGCTTTAGAAACAGGCCAGCGCAAAACAGCTATACTGCAATTACGATGGCACAAAAATAAAAACGCTGGTCATGTTGATTTTAACAACAATGAAATTAACTTTGCTGGAGAGCGCAAATTTGGAAGGAAGCCAAGAAGCCGTATAATTATACCTAGCGGTATTTTTAATTTGCTTTTGGGGATGTATCAGGAATGGAAAGCAAAAGAGATAAGTGATGACCATGTAATACAAAACAAAGGCCAGCCTATTGCTGATTTGAAACAATCATTTTCCACGATTGCACAACGTTCTGGCTTCCCAGAGTTAACGCCTCACGATCTTAGACGAACTGCAATAACCCACGCTGTACGATCAGGCAAAAATACCAGCGACCAGATTTGTGACCATTTTAATATTTCGATTGACACTTATCGAAAGCATTATGCGGTTTATGAACCAGCGTTAAGCACTTTTACGTCTGGCCTTACAACAGACAAAAATGCGTCAACCGTTGCACCAACCGTTGCACTTTTCCCCCGACCACATAACTTACGCAGTAAAAACAACAAGTTAAAAGAATAGGCCAACAGATTCCTAATCTGTAGGTCACAAGTTCGAATCTTGTCGGGGTCACCACTGTAAGCTAGGTTTTCTGCCATTTCCCGCCCAGTTTTGCATAGTTTTGATGTTTTTTAGCTAAGTTTTACCGTTGCACCAACCGTTGCACTTTTCTGCGGTTTCGCAGAATTGCTAAATTGCCAACCGTTGCACTAACCGTTGCACTCTTTATCTGTGGGCCGCTGGTGGCCTTTGCACTTGCAAATGGATGGATCACAATTACATTCAACGCAATTATCGCAGTCACACTCACAACGCTCATTATACCTAGCGGTAATTTCTTTTTCCATCAGATCGTCCTTTTTTAAACATGTGCAAAACGAAAACGTAAATCATTTTTTGTTTCTTTCATTCCAAAGCTGGAATAATGTTTCAACCTTCTTAGTTAAATGCTCTACATCAATTTTTGTTTTTATAATCGCATATGCCATGCCGCCCAATATCGCGAATGCGGCAATGGCTGTATTTAGCAAATCTAACGCATCAAAACCTTCCATTTTAGCCCTCACGAATTAACTCTGCATTTCGTTTTGCCCTGTTGCTCACTTGCTTTGCGTAATTACTATCTAGCAATTCGATTGCGCTGTTTTCATAATCACCGTCTTGTAAATATTTCAAACATTTTACAAATGCTTTCAATTTTGGCATTCCTAAATTAAAAGCTAAATCAGCCAATGCAATTTTTCTGTTTTCGCTTAAATCGTTCCACCAAGGGAAAGTATTATCTAATTCTGAAATAACTACATTTATATCTGTTTCTAACATTGTTAAGGCTTCTGCCTTTGTGATGCCTCTACTTTCTACGTTTCTGCCAATTCCTAAAGTTTTGTAACCAGCGGGGCAATCATAAAGAAATAGTTCACATCCTTCCTCTTTCTCTAAACGCTCAGATAGTCTTTCAATAAATGCGCTCATTTTCTACTCCCAAACCACCAACTCAAACAGGTGGATGTTAAAAAACATATTTCGTTACTCATCCGTTGAACTGTGTCTAAATCCCCCATTTGTTCAGATTTGAAATAAACATAAACAAACACGCCAACCACGCTAAAAGTAAGCAAGGGTCGAATAAACCGTAATATGGAATTTGCCCATTTATAAGTTTCGCCATAGCTTGCGTCGTGTTTAAAAGAAGCAATTAAATTTGCGCTGTCAGTTTCTAAACTGGCTAATTTAAATTGGCCTTGGTGCGCCATTTTTTGCAATTCTGCTTGTTTGTCCATAACAGCTAATGAATGTTGGTTTTGAATTTCTTCCAACTTCATTTTTTGTTTTAGTTCAAAATAATTAGCAATTTTCCCAACTAATGAACCAGCTACGCCTAACAAGCCGCCAGATGCCGCACCAACAAGGCTACCAAGTATATCCATTTTATTTTCGAGACATATAGCCTGTCATCCCGAACCAAGCCCCTATTATCCCAGCTTTGGCTATAAATAACGTACTTATCAATGGCCCAAGGCTGACAATGCGTGACTCAGGGACAAGCCCAGAAATTAACACTGTTGCAAATGCCACCATAATAATGAAACTTGCTATTGCTACTCTCGTTTGAGCTTCAAGCTTGTTGTGGGCATCAACAGCGGATAATTCTTCTGTACTTACAATTCCATCATTATCTAAATCAGCATTTTTGATTGGAGTCATGTCACCAAACTCATTGCGTAGGCAATTATTGCAAATGCAACTAAACCGACCATTGTTATCTGTGCAAATTTTGGCTGACTACAAAACCAGATTTTTATTGAAATGGCTAATTCTTTAATCCCGCGCATTTTTTTCTCTCCTTAAATCCAAAACACAAGCGGCTAAATACATACTGAGTTTTTCAGCTTGATCGCCGCTTAAAATAAATTTTCGGGCTTGCGTGTGCAAAACAACATTATTTTTGTCTGTTGTTGTCCATACATCAGTGAATTTTTCGTTAGAAGCTGGAGTTTTATAACTTGCGCCAGTAAGTTGAATTTCCATTATTTCTCCAATTCAAAATGCGGGACAACTGCCCCATCGCTATTAACGACTAATAATTTTATGCCATACATTTTTTGTTCTTTTCTTAAATCTTTAAAATTAGTGTTTCCATACTCAAGATTGTTGTGCTTCACTTCGATTAAATGAACGAGCAAACGTAAGCCTTTGCGTTTTACTGCAATCAAGTCGCAAATTGATTGTCCATGATGGCTGTAAACTTCAAATTTTCGACGGGTTAAAAATGCGGCGGCTTGAAATTCAGACCATTGCCCAATTCTATGATTATGATAACTGCCGCCGCCAACTGTTTCTATTTCATCGTTTCGATTAGCCAAGCGATTCCCCCAGATATAAGAACAAGTAAACCGCCAAATCTTAGAGCCACCCAAAACCCGCCACGCGACATATTCAACGCTGATGTAAGTTGCATCGTATCTTTTCTTATTGCTGAAATATCTGAGCGCATATCAACTATCGCTTGTTCAGCCCTTGCTAATCTGTCGCGCTCTTCTGGAGCCATCATGTTTGCTCCCCAAGCTTTGCATAACTGCCCTTATGCCCTGCGTCTAGCAAGCAAGCCGTTTGATCGTTTTTTAGCATTACAGCCGTCCAGCCTCCATTTTTGCCCATATAAATAATGATTGAATGCCCTCTTTTTGATTTGCCTTTCCAGATTGGCTTTTCAACATATTTGCTTTTTAATTCGCTGTGGAGTTGGGCAAATTTTTCACATTGTATAGGCTGGGCATTTGCGCTGTGGGCAAATAGAAAACACAGCAATATGCTGGCAAAACGAAACATTGCTTTTCCCCTTTTCCTTGCTATGATTCTGGATGCTTAATAAATATGAATGGATATTCTATCTAACCCTATTCGCTATTGTTGTAAGCGGTCATTGGGCTACTGTTGCCGTTATTGTGTGGCCAATACTGGTGGCTGTGCTTGCTGGTTTGGCGGTATATTTTGTTGCGTTGGCTGTGTACCCATTTGGAACATATTCAAGCCGCTGGATGACAAAGCATCTACATAACTTGATAAGGCAACTTTAATATCCTCGCTTACATCTTGACCAACAGCAACGGCTGGTAGTCTATTTATATGCGCTAATAATCTAGTAGGACTCTTCTCAATTACTTCGCCAGCTTTAGCTAACCAGTTTATGAATTTAGGTGACGTAATCAATGTGCCTAAAGCCTTATTAATAGCTAGAGTGCCGCCAGCCGTTGCGCCAGCCGTTGTAAGAGCCGTTCCAGCGTCTTGCGTAACCGCACCGCCAAGCAAGCCTCCAGCACCAGTTAAATAACCAAACAGATTATTATAAAACGATGTGTTACTGGTATTCAGCATATTCTGACTATCTTTTAATGAACCACCAAGTCTTGCTAATCGATCTAATGCCCTTCGGCGCGGATCAGCTTTTGTGCCAAACAACGCATCCTTTGCGCGACGATTTATATTGTTCCAATTTGTTAAAAATGTATTAACACTAAACGCATCGCCGTCAACATTTTGACCGCCACTTTTAGCTAGGCCCATTTCTCTTATTTTATAACCAGTAAATGTATCCCAAACATCTTTTGGCACACCCACTTTAATTTTACGAATAGCAATATGTCCGTCTTTTGTGCCAGCTAATGCTTTATTAATTATCTGCGCTGGTTGGCTTTCAGCATTGAGTAGCGGATCTAAATACGTTTTATTGCGCTCTGCAAAATTAGACCAATAACGATTAGCCCTATTAAATGCGGCTGTTCCTTTTTCGCCGCCGTATCGTGTTGCCGCTTCGCCCATATCATTAGATAAAGCAAAATATAATTCTCTTAACTCTTTAGCATTTTCTGGTGGTGGTCTGCCAAAAGCCTTTTTGCCTATGTCAGTTCTTAATTCTTTTATTAATTGATAATTAGTTTCTGCAAGAGGCTGTTGCGTTTTTATAACCGCGCCATTTTCGCCCACCTCTTCAACAGTTTGTGTAAGTGCCTTTCTAAATCTAGCAACGGTTGAATCCTCTAAAATCGCAACTAATCGTTTAGCTTGCTCTGGATCGGTTGCTGTTGAGGATATGCGGTTGTTAATATCATTTAAAATAGTTTGCGTATTATTTATAGATATAGGCGCATCTGGCTTCACATATTGATCTAATACTTTAAACAATTCATTACCGCGCTGTTTAAAAGTATCTATACTTTGTTCAACGCCTCGCAATAAAGTTTGCCCTGTGGCTTCTTTATCGTAACCAGAACCGCCAGCCGACATTTTAGGTGGGTTATATCGATTAGCAACTTCATTGACTTTTGTTTTGAGTCCATCAAACGTTTCCGTTAATGCGCCTCTAACTTTGCCCTCTGAACCAATTGTTTTTGACAAAAGGCTTTCCAAGGCTTGCACCCATTTCTTTCCACTTACAGCCCCAGCGGTTGGCTTTACGCCAGCCTTTGTAAAATCTTCCAACATTTTCGCGGCAGATTGACCAGCCGTTGTATTTTTTAATTTACCAAAACCAGCTTTAATAAGTGGGCCTATTTTATCGCCAACCACTTGCCCAGCGGCATCCTCACCAGCAACAATGCCAGCATCTAAAATGCGCTGTGGTGTAGATCGCGAGTCCTTTCGGCCTCTAAATTGTTCAGCTACAACATCATAGATTTCTTTACCAGCAGAAGCCCCAAGGCCAACGCCTGCTACTGGGCCAAATGGGCCGCTTACTGATGCGCTTGGCAATGCTACAGCACCGCCGATTACACCGCCAACGCCTCTTGCTATTTCTGGGGCAACACTTGCTAAATCGCCAGCCGTTGGGATTGGAATACCCAGCACCGTTGGATTATCTTCATTATAGGCCGTTAGTGTTCCAGTGTCTGGATTAGTAAAAAACAACCTACCATCGTTATCTTGTTGAGCCTCTATATCTTTTCCGTAATAGTTTTTTAAAGAAATTTTTAAATTATCTAATCTATCAGCTTTATTAGAACCGCCTACAAATTCTCTAACAGTTGGCGGCGCACCTGTTTTCATATCTATAAGGCCATCAAGATTTGGCGCAATGGTAGCTGGATCAGTACCAACTGGAACAGTAACGTCTATTTTTAAGCCATTTTTTTCTGCTTCATAAATAACAGTTTGGTCAGCCATTTTCCCCTAATCCTTTTTTAAATTAACTTTCCAACCAGACGTATCCGCTTTAGGTTTAGGTGCTGAAACATTAGGTTTAACAGCACTAGTTCTTTTTTCAACAGGCCCATATTGCGACTCTGCGGCTTTAAATTTGCTATCAACAAGTTTTTCCATTTGAACTAATTGAGAAAGCATAACTTTAGTTCCGTCATAACCATTAAATGGTATTGCGTCTTGAGCATTAAGCTGAAAATCATCAGGTGGGGTTATTAGATCGTATAATAAATCTAAATCAGGCCCAGCTAATACGCCTAATTCGGCTAAATCTTTCAGTTTAAGTGTCAGTGCTGTATGTTTTTGTTTTAGGTCTTCTGCTTCCATACCATACATCTGAGGGCCTTCTTTTGTAACCGCCGCCCGATATTCATTAATCAAATCCATTGTTTCTCTTGTTGTAACGCCAATCTTTTGCATCTGTATCTTATCTACATTGGTTTGCATTACTGGCGTTTCAATAACTTCAATTAGGGGTCGCTGTTGCCCAGTATTTGCAGGTGCTGGTGGCGGTGCGCCAGCACTAGGGCCAATAATAGGCATATTACTATTAGCGTTAGAATCAATAATTGACATATTGCTATTATTGTTAGGAGGATTAATAACGGTTCTGCGTTTTTCTTGATAAGAAACTTTAGGGACAGGTGGGAAAAATGTTGATGGTCTAGGATTTTGTCTTTTTGTAATACCATCTTCAACAAAAATTCTAGGCTGTTGTGATTTCAACTGCTCATCGCCGTAAAGAGTAACTGCGCCAGCACCATGTTTTTCTATTAACTGTTGTTTATTCATTCCAGCATTTATATCGGCGGCAATTTTCCCCTGCATTTCATCAGTAAATGAAGTTGATGGACTACTAGCTTGTAAATCTGGATTACTATTTATCTCCGCAGGCGTAGCATATTGTTCTTGACCAGTTTTTCTATTATAAGCCTTAACTGGTTTAGTTGGCTTTGTTGGCGCAAAAGATTTTGGTGCGCCTTCTGCTATTACGTTGCCTTTTGCGTCCGTAACACGTTGTCCCTCGCTCAACGTATATTCTTTAGCTGGCTTCAGAGCAAAAGCCATAGCTATTTTATATGCACCATCAGTATCGCCAGACTTAACCATTTCTTTAAAAATAGACTTTGCCTGATCTGGCATATTAAGCTGACTTAATTTACTTGCGTTAGGTGTAGCTGGCGAAATCTTTTGTGGCGGGGCTGGCGTTTCGTTAAAAGCATCAGCCGTTCCATAACCACCAGATTCTATAACTGGCTCTATTGTCGGCGCAACGGCGGCTGGCGCATCAAACGCATCTGCTTCTGTTGCGTCATCTTCTTGCACAAGACCCTGCACAAGTTTTGCTCTATTAGCTTTCTGGCGGCTTTCTTTAAAGGCATTTACCATATCTGCCGCACCCTGCGCGATATTGTTTTTTGGTGGGGCTGGCGCGGCGGCTTGCAAAATTCGCCCTTGGCTTTGAATTTGAGGCGCACGAACACCGCGATTGTCTGCGCTTTTTCTTACTGGGTTTATTTGAATTGCCATATTAAATCACCTTATCCATAAAGAATTTAATAATGCGTTTAATAGCTGGTTTGTCTTTTATATATTCAGCAACACGCTCACCATATTGACAATAGTTATCATGCAACCAAGTTGGTGCTTTTGTTTCCAGCCATTCTCTGAATAGCAACCATCGATCATCTTGATATACTTCTCTAGCTACCCAGCATTTGCCAGCCGCCGTTGCGCCAGCCGAAACTAAACTTCCAGCCCCAGACATCTTGCCGCCTGAGTCTCTTGGTGTTCTGCCAATGGTTGTTGAGCCTGTTGGCACTCCAGAAGCTAACGATGCGCCGTAGCCAAGCATTTCCATTGGGTATTGCCATTCTCTGATAAAATCGTCATACGCTAAATCGAGGCTTTGCTGGCCTAAATCTTGTTGTGCGCCGCCAATATTTAACAAATTCTGTACGTCATTATTTTGCAAATTTGATTGCGTATTTGCCGCACTAGGTAACAAATTTGCGCCTTGTAGTTGTAATTGTGCGCCAAGACCTGTCATATCGTTGTATTGGCTTGCATCTTGTGCGCCGAATGTATTCGCCGTGTCAAAACCTTGTTGCAAAATGTTAGCTACATCATTGCCATATGTACGCATTGCCGCTTCATTTGTTAACGCTGTGGCTACTCCCTGCCCACTGCCACCAAACGCCCCAGCCGCCGTTGCAAGTGCATTATTACTCAATTGAGCCTGTCCTAAAGCATTTGTAAATTGGTCTGTGTATGCGTCTAAAACTGCTCCCTGATAGGGGTTAAAATAGTTTTCTGCTAAATCCGCGCCTTCGATAACATTCATATTTATTGGTGTTATCGGCGGCGGCGCAAACGGCAAAGCTTCTGCCGCTGGCACTGGGTCAGGAGAATAAACAGGCTGTGGAGTCTCTGGCGTGTATTGCGGTGGTGGTGGAGAAGAATTAATTAATGGGGCTTGCCGCCCTTCAGAAAATCCATGAATTAAAAAATGATCAAGACCAGTTACTTGTCCGTCTCCATCCGCATCAGCATTTGACGCAATGGTAAAAGGGTTATTTGGATCGGCAACCGCTGTTGCAACATCCCCATACAATTCTAAATAAGCTTGCTCATCAAAATTATCTATTAAATTTTGACGATTAAACGCATCTTCTATCGACATTTAAGCAACTCCCCCTTGCGGCGGCAACGGCGGCAATGTTGGCAATTGCCTAGCCACTGCCCTTTGTGTTGTTGGCATTCCATTTTGGACGCTAGACCCTTGTATGCGTGGCCCTTGCGCAAACCTTCCCATCGTGTTCATGGCTTGATTCATGGCTGGCTCAAAACTGCCAACATTTGCGCGGGTCTTATCAAATGCGCCCAATTGGTCAGGCGTAAAACTAGCAATGCGCGGCAGATCGTATTTTGGAAAATCTCTTTCCATAGTAGCTGGCGCATAGTCTAAAATGCTATCAACCAAGGCTTGCAATTTTGGGTCTAATTTTACCGTTGAAGATGTTGTTTGACTTCCACCACTCATAACTATAACTCCTTTTGAAATCGTTTGCTGACTGCTTTTGCGTCAGGCCACATTTTGTCAAACATTCTAGGCGATACACACGTTATGCGTTTCGCTTTCAAGTGCCGCCCTAAGTTTTCAACAAATTCTATATGATCTGATAATTGCGCTGGACATTGAAATGTGCCTATCCAAATATGCAATTCAATATCACCAAAATTATTTACTGGCCGTAAAAATAAAACGCCGTCAATTTGCGAACCTTCGCCCGTAACATAACAAAACGTATCTTGAATTTTGCATTGGTGATAAATATCCTCGACCAGAAATGGATCAGTACAGCGTGATTTTTTTCTAGCTTTTTCAATCATTGGCCTCAATTGAGGCCATGCCTTTCTTAGCATATCGTCTTCTAGTCTTATCATTAATCAGGGCTACCATCGCCGCCAGAAGACTCAATTTCATCAAGGCTAGAAAATCCAGCCATTGCGCGGCTCATTGCGCCTTGTTTTCCTATTTTTTGACCACTTCTGTATTTCAAATCATGCAAAGGTACATTTTCGTCATACATCATATAACTATACGGATTTCCGCTTTGTGGTGCTAGATCAAAACTGCCATCATCTAATTGAGTAAAAAGCGAATAAACATCTGGGGCTGTCCACGGATTGCCTTTTTGTGCGGCGTTATTTAACTGCATAATATCGCCCATATTGTACATTCCTTTTTGCCCAACCGCCTCTTCAATTGGCATTAATTCCTCAACGGGATTTTGCATAGTTGGGCTATCTAAATCGCCTGACGGCCCTGTATAACTTGCCGTTTGCCCATAACTCAACGGATTGCCACCAATCGCAAAATTAGAAACTGCATCTTCTGCATTTCCAACATTTAAACCTTCGCCAGTAGTTGGATCAGTATAAAATATATTTTGATGTTGAGTTGGGTTAACTGGGGCTGGGCCTTGTGTGTTAACCCCCGCAATTAATGACGCTGGTGGTAGTGTAAAAGCTGGCATAATTAATCCCTTCTGCCTCCGCTTGCGTTGATATCAAATCTCATTTTTCCTAGCCGCCAAGTATTTGGCGCACCGTTTCTAACAAATTTCCAACCCAATTGTCGGCCTGTCACACGAACATCAACACGCTCTGTCGTTGGCCCAATGGCGAAAGGGCCATTAACAATTTCTGTTGAATTAGGCTTGTCTTTTGTTAATAAATACAAATCACCGCCAGCGGATAAACTTTGAAAATCAGGGACAATCCCAGATACATCCATTGTCACCTCGCCCTCACCCTCAACTGCTAAATCAACTGGTGAGGCTTCTATCCAACTCTCAAACGCATCGCCTTGTGCAGAGTTACCTTTTTCATGCAACCAGATTTGTGCATTTTCTGATCCGTATGTGTAGTCAAACATTATCGGGTAAATGAACGTTGCGCCGTCTAACGCATATGTCCTGTTAAAAGTACCTGTCGCCCATGTTTGTGTTTGAAAGCTATATATGACGTATTTGTTTACTTCCAGATTTGAAGCTGGATAGAAAAACCAGCCCTCGCCATATTGACTAATACCTGTGCCAACTATCTTGCTTTGTTGTGTTCCTGTGACAACGGCATCTCTTATAAAATCACGAACAGGGCAAGGCACTGCTTGTAGCTGACCATTTAAAAAAGTGTAAAACTGCCAGTTAGCTGACAAGAACATCAAGCCACCTGTTTGGCTATCTTTTGCCCAAGCATTTGGCCCCATAATTCCAACGTTAGCCACTAGGTCTTGACTATAAATAAATACAGTATCTTTTAAAAATCTTAGCTGGTGCATTGAACTGTCTGTCATAACAACAGTAACAAAAGATGATGGAATCATGCTCTGTATATGTGATCCCGCGCCCAGCCTCAGTGATCTGCTGGTGTTCGTTGCTTTTGCCGTCCAATCGCCTGTTGTAAAGCCCTGTGCCTGCGCGGCCCAGATAATGAGCAATCCATCAAATCCTGTGCCGTCATTACAGCCGCCAAGCATTAAATATTGCTCTGGAGTAACTGTCATAAAATTAATTTCAGTTGGGCAATCTGTTGCAGTATTTACTGCCGCCCTTTGGCTTCTGTTTAAAGGCCAACGGTACAGATTGCCGCCTCTTGGCACAGCAACCAAATCTTGGCCGTAATTTTCCAAGCACCATATTCTAGCGTCATAAGAAGTAAGTTGCTCTCCCCCACTGCCATACACGCCCATTCCAAAACTACCAGTACCGTAGCCAGCTTGCGCTGTACTGCTTTCTAAACCAGCTTCTAATTCTATTATTATACTTCCGCTATTACCGCCGCCTGTGGCTGTAGAACTGCCTTGCGCCGTTGTTATCGTAAACGTTGTGGCAGATGGCACTGTAACCACTTCTGCCTGTTTGTAAGCAACATAGGCTGGCGTACCGCCTGTTGCTCCACTAGATGTAGCTGGCGTTGTTATCTCAATAAAAAACTGTGAACTGCTGGTAACATAAACACTGTGTTGCGTGTTTAATTCGCTATCAGGTATGCCATTTTGTGCGCCACTAACGCCGCTAATTGTTACGAAATCACCACGCTTTAAACCATGCGCGGAAAGCGTAACTTGCACAATGGTACTGCCTAACGTTGTAGCAAAAGGATTGCTTGCAAAGCTACCACTGCCACCGCCAACGGTTACACCGCCTGTTGCCGTCAGACCAGTGATATAAACAAATGTGCCAATCGTTAGATAATGGCTACCTGTTGTTGTAATCGTTGTTGACGTTTCGTTATTGGTAACGCTAACAGGGTTGTTAGGTAAAGATGCTGGAGCCTCGCAAGGGGTTATGTCCCAAACGTTATCTCCGCGCTCAACCATTAATTTACGATGACTGCCAATAGCTAAATAACTATTGCTTTGGTTGTCTCGCCATTGGTGTGCGCCGCGCACTTTCCCTAATACTGTATCGGTGCATTTTAATTCCCAGCCGCCAATTGTTTGCGGTTGTGCGCCAGCACCTTGAACAGATCGAAACCGTATTTTTTCGCTATCCACATAACTGCTAACGCTATATTCAGATGCGTCTTTTACTGTGCCAGCTTGTGGCTGGATTGCGACTAACGGCATAAGCTGTTACTCCCCCAACTCAGGCCAAATAATCGTAGTCGGAAAACCAGATTGCGCTGGCACATCTCGCAACGCTTGGCGATAAGCTTTCATCGCATCGCTCATTTCTGGCGAGTCAGGCAAAGTGGCATAGTCGGTTTCTGCAAGTAATATATTTCGCTCTGTCCGTTGCCTTGTGTTTTCTAATTCAGCTACTTTCGTTGCGGTTTCTGTCAGTTCTGCATTTCGCTCTGCTATCTCTTCCGTAGTCATTTCAACTTCAACACCGTTTATATTTTTTATCATTTTTTCAATCCATACAAAGAAATTTGCCCGCTCATGTTTCCAGAACTAAAGAAAAACTCAAGCCCGTGGCCTTTGGTGCTTGTATCGAGGAACCACCACCCTCTAATATCAGAAGTATACACTTGAAAAGGGCTGTTGTTTGTTGTAACGCCTTGGCTTTGAAAGTTAACGTAATTTCCATCAATATTTCTTAATGGGTCGAAAACATTTAAAATAAAACTTTGTGAGTATCCATTTCCATTACGCTGACCTTCAAAACTTAAAGGCATATATGTGAAATTACTGTTAGTATGACTGCGATAACCGTTTGCTCCAGAAGCTATATTACTATACTCATTTATGAATCCGTAATTACCATTAATTCCACCTCCATTAGAATCTAATAATTTAGAATACAAATATAAAAAACCGCTACTTGTCGGTTGAAGGCTGGCCCCAACAAACTGATAAACGTCATAATCTGTGGTAAATTTATTTGTAAACGCGATTAAAGATGTTGAAGTATTTGAACTTGGAATTTTAGTTGTTTGTAATAACTCCCAAGCACCCCCACCAGCCGCCGCTTGACTTGCCCAAGCCGATCCAGTTGACGTTAAAACATTTCCAACGGTTGAATGCGCTGGCAATGGATTTGCTTCAGACGCCCAAGCTGAACCCGTGGAAGTAAGGATATTTCCATCGGAGCCAGTCGCTGGCAATTCTGTCGGCACTGCTTGGCTCGACCAAGCGGAGCCATTTGAGGTTAGGACTTGTCCGTTGGTTCCAGCGATTTTTCCCAAGGCTCCATCAGCAACATCTCTTGCTCTACTCATTTGGATTAACCCACCCTTCTACAACAACCCATCCATTATCTGCTGTGTACTTATATTTATTTTCAGACCAATCATCAGGAGACGTAATATTTGTGAACAAAGTTGAGTCAGATGAATTATGACATCCAATAACCCACTCAATAGGTTCACCAATAGTAATATAGTCATCTAGCATTGTTACAATTTCGGCATCTTCAAACATATACTTCGATAACCCGCTCGAATTTTCTACAAGAGTTTTCATCAGGTATTTGCCTCCGTAAGCTGTAGGCTTGTTGTCGATAAGGCTCTGCCAATTTTAACAGCGGGAGATGTAGATGTTGTGCTAATCGTTCCGTTAGTTTGCACATAATAAATGCTATTGGGTGTTAAAGAAGACAACCCCGCTTTAATTCCGCTAAAAACTTTGACAGCCCCTGTGTTCCCACTCGATGTCACCGCATCTGATATGCCAATAAATGAAGTGTTATTACTGCCCTCTTCGGCAAATGTTTTTGCAGTTATAATACCGTCAGCATTGTTTCTTGAAAAACATATAAATGTTGCCGCATCAGGATCGTAATGAGTAACATTTTGCTGACCAGTAAAACTTTGAGATGTTGCTGGGGTTCCAGCAGTTATAGTGCTACCGTCTCGGCTAACGAGAACAGATTTCACCGTTGAGCCTGTCGTATAAAATAACAATGCTTTATTTTTACTATTTGAATCTGCACCAAGATAAGTCGCGTTGTCTCCACTATTAACCACCACGCCTGTCCCTTTGAATATATCCCCGTCAAAACATTGGATTACCCAGCAGTGCGTGTAGCCAGTAGTGTCAGATTCCCTAGAAAATAAAAAACCCTTACGATCACTGCTTAAAGGATCAGCCATAACTTGGGTTTCCGTCCACGTGCCAGTATCAAATCCAGTTCGAGAACCAATTGTAAAACTATTTAAATTTGCGTTTAAAGAATAACTATTGACAAATAAATTATAGCTGTCTGACGGCTCGACATAACTTGCCACAATACGCTGGTCATCATCAAAATAGGCAGTATCGTGAAAGGCCGTATTTGCGCTTCGTATATCAACAGTTGGATAAACGGAACAAGTATTAGCGGCCGCATTAATTTCGACAGCGGCGGCTATTAAATAATTATTAGAACTTTTATG